ATATATATTGTTTACCGTTTCAAAAAGTTAAGGTATTATCGTCGATTACACATAGCCCCCGCCCATTTGTCTTCTCATGGTATCTATTAATGTAAAAAATGTTGCGGATTCAGGTCAACCACCGCTAAAGCAGGTGGGTTTCCGCTCCAACCAATTGCCCATTAATCCATTCACGGTCAAATCTTCCAATTTAAAGTTATTATTGAAATTAGTCCATGGGTCATTTCCATAGGTGTTAATCAGTGGGGTCAGACAAGCCATAAGATTATCGGGGGCATAACAATTAAGTGATTTTATTTTGGACATTATGGGTGTTGCGGCCAGTCCATTATAAAAATTATTTACTGCTACCATAGTGTTATGACTAGGTGCTACTCCACCGTTGGCTACAATCCGAGATGACCAATTAAGAACTGCGGTATTAAATCCAAACGGTATAGTCGAACAATCATTCAATCCGTAACGACGGGAAGTACGATGTAAAGTATGAAGTTGGGACATAGTTTATTCGATTCGGTTTACAAACCCATCTATCAAGACGGACCCAGTTGAAGCGGCATATGCATATACGGTGTAACCATTATTCAATAACATACCATCACATATCAACATCCGCCCAGATTGTGGGGTTATAGTCGAAAGAATCTGATTGTCCGACCCAGTATTTCCCCAACATATAGTCAATTGAATATTGGATAGCGACTGGTTGGAAGCATAAATATATATTTCATCATAGGCATTTGAGCTTGCGATGGAAGTATGAATGGTGGTCGGCGATAATGAGGATGTTGTATTTATTACAATCGGCTGTCCATTGATGGAAGCACTTAATAATTGTTTAGTATATGATGCCATATTATGTATCCTTTATGAAAATATTTGAACCGATAAAATATTAGTCGAGTCCGTTGGTGCAAATGATGCGGAGACGGAATAACTTGAACTCAATGAACTCAATGAGCTTGATGCCCAGCTTCCACTATCCTGATATGTTTGAGGATAAAGATTTGGAACATAGGAGGCGGTGATTGCATAACTCCCGGTTACCGCCCAATTTGAAGTGGAAGCGAAACTGCTGCTGATAGAACTCGTGGCAAAGAGCGATTGTGTGGCATAGAGTGATTGTGCTGCAAAAATGGCTTCCCCCGACGTCGTACTGCATGAGGCGTAGGACGCCGTAGCGGTGAAGGAGGCACTCGTAGCATAGGATGCTGAGATGGATGCGGTTGCATATAATGATTGAGTTGCAAACTGTGATTGGATAGGAATGAAATTAATAGCATTGGCCACCTCGGCATAACTTGCACTCGTTGAATCCAATACTGTCCCAACAACATTACTTGCGATAACATATGAAGCAGTATCGGAGTTTAAAATATACGCCGACGATGAAACCCACGAGGCACTTTGAACAGTGACTTGAGGAACTTGAGGATAAAGATTAGGAACATAGGATGAACTTACAGCAAAACTAGCACTTAGTGATGATGATGCCCACGACGAGGAATCGGACGTGTCACTCGCATTCATCGAGTATGATGAAGTCAGAGCATATGATGCGGACGGGGAGGCGGGCAATGATGAAGTCACTGTTAAATGACCTTTGGAATCGGTTATAACAATACCATTTGGAATTACCGACAGATAAGTTTCGGTAAAGGTTCCATGGTCATTGACCTGTTCTAAATAGATGTCATTCAGTGCCATATTTATTGAAATTCTGACAGGGCAATTCTCCGCCACATACCCCGAACATAAATATATAAAAATGCAGTGTCATATAAAAGATTCCCGGGAACCGCTGGAGCCGCGAAATCAATATCTTTTTTGGGTTTCTTCTGCCAACCTGCATCCGAATAAATATATGCTTGTTTATTGGTATCCGAATCCGAAGTATCATTACTGCTAACGGGCTGAAACTCTGAAACTCCCACCCTAGTCCAACGATTATTTGTCATGAAATAGACAAATTGATCATCATATGACATATCTCCATCCTGTCCAACATCATTTTTAGTTGTTGGCACTGGAACCACTCTTAAAAGCAAGTGGGAATTTTCAACCGGAATACCTGCCCATTTTCCAGTTGGTAAAAAGCTATGGTCTTGAATTGTTGTATCCAGTGCCACTCCGGGAGCAGGAATGTTGGTATTATATTTCAAATTTGGATAATTTGGATTATGCCACTTTTCCGTGTTAGAATTCATTTTTTGAAGTTCGGCCCCGGTTCTAACTACTTCCATTCCTATAATAATTTTCTTAGGAGTCATTCGTTTCTCGGTCGTCATTTTATGATGCTCAAGTTCCGTCATCATATCTGGTAGAAGATATGCGTGTACCTCCATATCAAATTCCGTTTTGACCATACGTTCTTGATTGGCTTCCAGTTCTACCGTATGACCAAAAGAATCAACCTTGACCCGGAACCTAAATCCATTAGTTGTCCCCCAGTATTCAATATTGCTGGTCGCAAATTTGAGGGTTTCAGTTAATTTATTCATCTGAATAACATAACTGGTCCACATGATAAAATGATATGTTATGAGAACATGACTCGGGACAATTGTATTATACACTTCTGCCACAGGAGCGTTTTGTCCGCTTAATGCATTGAATTGAGTATAGGCATTCTTCTCGCAATATTTTTGCATCACCGGAACAATCAGATGCCGATTGAAGAACTTTAATGTTTCATCCGTGGCCGTCGTATTGCGTTTAAAGACAATAGCAGGCAAAAGAATTTTACCTTGCTTATCACGCATATATCCATCTCGTTGGGCAGAGACCCATCGTTCGGGAGACCCATAGAAAATAGGAACCTTGATTATTTTGCCTACATCTACAACTTGAAGTTGCAAGTTTTCAAGTTGCCCAAGAATTGTATTATCCACATCATCCAATGTTATGGTAAAATTCTCCCGATCATCTTTATCTCGTCGCACCTGTTCGGCACGATTGACTGATGACAACTTTTCAGAGCGGTCTATCGATTCCTGAATCGGATTCGGAGCGGGATTGGTAATGTTTCCACGCCAAGGCATTATGATTGTCTTTCTACCAAGTCAATTTTACTAAGTGAGGTATAATGCGTATTGACGATAATTGAGAGGCTCTTTGTTGGCTGACCCCCCAAGAATTGTTCTTGAACAACATCATTAATCTCATGATAACGGTCATTGAAATGAACGAGGTCTCCGGTCTGTGGAAAGAAATTCAGTGATTGTAAATCTTTCTCCATAAACTTAAAGACCACGTTTTGCTTACGTTCTGGACCAAAGTCATCCGCATCAGTGGTAATATCTGCACGATCAACCAAACAAACGACCTCAATGCCCGGATAGTATTGCTTACCAATCTTCGGGTCACTTTCACCATACATGTTGACTGCCGTTGCATCAGCACACATTTTGAATAATACAACTTGAGTTTGTATTACATCGGACAGAAGCTCGTCGTTAATGCCATTTATAAAACTAACGTCTTGCTCTGAAAAATAACGACCCGGAAGTGACATATTGTTATTTTTGTCCGTGTAGTTGGATTAGCTCTTCTGCCAATTGACGTAATTTCCCCTTTTCAGTTTCCATCGCTTGGTCCATTCCGGGAGATTCGATGATGGCAATGATTTCATGCCCAATCTCAACTTCACGTTTTTCGTCAGACTGGTTTGGATTATATGGAACAGAATGCGAGGATGTTGGGACTTTCTCCCATTGGCTATTTTCCGCATCACCACGGTCATTATCTGACATCTCACCGTCTTCTTTCACAAATGATTGTGCATTCTCATTCTCCGTATAGCCATATTCCTTGGCGAGAATTCGAGCTTCTTGGAGGGCAGTTTTTTTGGCTTCTTCGACATGACGAATATAACCAAGCCCAACTCCTTGTAGGCGTTTATAAGACAGCGTCTTAGTCCCGGCACCAAATACTTTTTTAAGTCCTTCCCGTACAAGTTTGGTATTTGGGTTGATTTCCTCAACACTTTCGGTAATCAATTTAAATTGATTGCCCCCGACATTTTCGAATAGTTTTTGTTTCATATTAAATTTTCTCAAGTATTTCCATTGCTATTAAATTTCCATCCCCGAATAACCGAAATGGAAAATTAAATTTTTCGGATGCCAAAATCAATCTGGGCAGCGTCTGAGCAGTCATACCCGGCTCATGATGAATAGGTTCAAAATATAATACAATCGTTCCCGCAGGGCTAAACTCCCATCGAGCGATAGTCGTTCTTCCCATATATGACCGTATAAATCGAACAACTTCGGCTGCTTTTTTCCGTCTATCAGGCTGTTCCGTCCGAGCTGGCCACCGTCGTCGTAACATCTCAGGTAAAAGTTTTGATAGTTGTATGCTCATTATCCATTAGGGAATCCGATTTGTTTAATAACTATATCAGAGGTTCCTATTAATTTTAACATTTTATCTGCGTCTTCAAATGTATCATAGAGTTTACTGCCTTTTACCATAGTATTTTCATCTCTATATACAATACAAAACTTTCCCAAATCTTTAAAGGATATTGCCGGAGTAAATCCTCTTAGATAAGAACTCTGTAAAATTTCTTTAAGTTTCATGACTTATTTTTAATACATTCCAATATTTTTTTATCCCACATATATCAGCAAGGGCACACCCTTCAATGTATCTTGGATTTGTTGATTCATAGCGGCCTGCTTCTCCATCTGGGCAAATTTTCCGGACGCCTCTAACATTTCTTTAAGGGTATCAATCAATTGTTGTTTGGTCTGTTGGGCCTCGGCCCGAAGTTCCGCCCCATCAAGTGTTATTTCTCCCCCGGGTATGGGAATAACTTGCATTTTTTGGCGAATGGCACCTAAAATCTCTTTACAATTGGCGAGAAAATAATCACGAATCCACTGTCTCCCCGAATCATTGATCGTCATATATGGATGATTCGTATACGGAACATCTGCAAAATCGGAAGAAACCTGCTGTCCTGCCGGTGAAAACGCACCCTGTGTACGGTCCTTAATAACAATGTATTCAATCCAGAGTTTAAAACTGGTGGTCGGGATTGGCATGATACGAAGACGATTGTTTTGCATTTCAAATGAATACGCAGACTTACGAACCAAGTCATTAAACTGAATTGCCTGACCACGAAGCAAATCTTCAAAAATAGGAGTCATCAAAAACTGTACCGCTGGCGAGTAAGCACCAAATCCCAATTCTTGTAAAACATTACTATACGACATTCCAGTCATCGAAAATGGGTCGTATATTCTTGCGAATGCGGGCGGGCGAAAATGGAATACTCGCTTGATTTCGATTGGTTCACATTTTTCAACTGTATTTCCGATTAATGCTTGTAAGTCATAATCCTGCTGCATTGGATTACAGATAATGGAAGTTTTTTTCCAATCGACTCTCCCGCCGGTTCCAATTTCTGAACCGTAATCTTTTGCCATCGTGACGACTTGAGGCAAGCCTGACCCCTGAATACTCCGTCCTGTCAAGGAAGTGTTAAGAGGCTGTCCTTGGAGTACAAGCATGTTATTGATCATGTTATACTCATTGACTTTGGCGTTGTAAACGTTCACCGCCTCTTCGAAAGCGGCATAAAACTGAATGTCAATTAGTTCAATCGAAACAGTAGGCCAACCGAGACGTTTTGCCCCCCAACCCATGGCATTGTAGCAATCCCGTTGAAATGTAAGATCATTATCATACATTCCGAACGGAGTATTGCCTTGGACTATCGATCCGCTGCCTGAGAATCGTATTAAATTTTGATTTGATAGGGACATGTGGAATTAAAAATTTCTCTTCCCTATAAATATAGGATATTTAGATGAAATGGCCGATATTTATTTGTATCTATTGCGTTGCCAATAGCGAACTCAACTTATTTTAAATGAAACCACTTACATATAAACTTTATTCTCAAGCGGGTAACGCGGATTTACGCAATGTCGCGGAGTATAACGATAAATATTGGGATAGCGGATTAGGGGCAGCGGGGTGTATTTTCGTAGCAAAGGATACGGGCCGAATTCTATTATCACACCGAAGTGACAGTGTAAATGAGCCAAATACATGGGGTACTTGGGGTGGCAAGATCGATGAGTCTGAAACCCCCGCTCAGGCGGTCATTCGAGAAATTGAGGAAGAAACTGGGTATGATGGACGATATAAATTGAGTCCATTATGGACCTTTAAAGATCATGAGGCCGGATTTAAATATCATAATTATCTGGCCATAATCGAATTTGAATTTACTCCGAAACTAAATTGGGAGACTGATAATTCGGAATGGGTTGAATGGGGAGAATGGCCATCACCAATGCATTTTGGACTGCAATCTCTCCTGCAACATGCCGGAGATACAATTCATAAGGTGGTGACATTGATTAAACGAAAGAAGGCCGATGTATTAGATGAAAATTCTGCCCACTTTAATTCAGAGTCATTCCGTCGATGGTTTGGAAATAGTGTCGTTAAATCCAAAGATGGAACTCCAATTAGAGTATATCATGGAACGAATCAGCCAATTTCAGCATTTAGTCGAGATCGGAGAGGCAGTTCTACCAATGCTTCGTCAGCCAAAAAAGCATTTTTCTTTACGGATAACCCGGAAGTTGCAGGGACATATGCTGCTCATGCTGGTCGTGTGCTTCGTTCGGATGTCGCATCATATGAACAAAAAGTAAACCAATTTCAACTTAAACTCGATGCGTTGCAACGGGTAGCTTACCGAACCGGAGATTGGACTCAATATGAAAAAGTAATGGACGAATATGAAGAATTTGATTTGAATGGGACTCAAGAAGGTGACATACCGGGTCAAAATATAATTCCGGTGTATCTTAGAATAGAGAACCCCGCAATATATGATTTTAAGGGGGAAAAGCGAGGTATTGGGCTTGGGGGTATCAATGATCTTGTTGAGTTGGCATTAAAAAATAAAAACGATGGGGTTATAATGAAAAATTTAGTGGACCCAGAACCCGCATCAACGCATTATGTCGTGTTCCATCCGAATCAGATAAAATCTGCCACTGGGAATAATGGAAAGTATAACCCACGGAGAGCTGATATTACTACGGAAGTAATGGATGTCCCACCTCCGCCAGCGATTGTTCAAAAAGCAACCGTCCATGCTCCTGATGTTATTAATGTTACCAATGCGTATGTGGTCGCGGCGACGTTATGGGGAGAAGCAGCAAATCAGGGAGAAACGGGGATGCAGGCAGTTATGAATGTCATTATGAATCGTGCGGGGGGAGATTTTAGCAAGGCGGTAAATGTTGTTTTGTCTCCGAAGCAATTTTCTACGTGGAACGATGTGAATGATCCGGTAGCTAAATCCCTGCAAAATGCCAACATATGGAGAGAAGACAAAGATTTTCAAAAGTGTTTTCATATTGTCAGTCTGGCATCAAAGGGTAACTTGCCAGATATTACGGGCGGAGCACAGTTTTATTTCAATCCCCGTAAAGCAAAACCGGATTGGGCTTCTAAAATGCAACATACCAAAACCATTGGTAGTCATGAGTTTTACAAGGTTCCTCCTAAAAAAGTAAAACATCCAATTCATAAGAAGATACCAACCTCAATTCGGGAAATGATTGAGAATCAGAACCCCGATGATGCTGTAAGTTTTCGGGGACCCCTCGTTGGTGATGGAGTATGGAAATACGAACTTCGGTCTCCTTTTTCTGTAATCAAATATCGTTATGCCCCGAAGCAGAAATTATTTTACCTTGATAATATTGCCACCCCAAATGTTCAGAACCGGGGGCAGGGTTATGCTACTGCAATTCTCAAGACATTCTTCACATTGATAAAACAGCATAATGGGATGCTTGATTGTGATACTTATACTACTGCGGGAATGGAGCAAATCAAACCCGTAATTGAACGTTTTGCGGCCAAATTTGGAGTCAGGATTGTCCGAGGAAAAGATGAAGATGACGTTGACAAATCAGAAAAATCCGGTATGATGAATGAGGGTGAACGACTCGATCTCCTGAATCAAACGATCACTGCGTTGGAAGCCGAGTGGGACCGATTAGATTCTCAGGGCAGTGGATTTGAACGACAACAGGAAATCCAAAAACAATTGGTTAAATGTCGTCACGAGCGAGAGAATTGGGAAAAAATATATCGGGCAATTAAAAAGCCGTAAATTTACATTCTTGGGAGCAGAAAGCCCCTATCCCTTTAGGGTAGGGGAGCATTCACCGGATACATTGTTATGCTTAATTTTAGATGTCTGCTCTTTAGAATGTTTTAATTGAAATCTAACAGTTTTAACTTTGATGGAATTGGAGCTTCTATTTAGAATTGACGCTATTTGATGCACCGAGAGACCGTCGATTTCATACAAAGATTTTAGTTTAGTTCTTTCCTCGGCGGTCCAATATTGTCTTTTCATATCATAGACGGCACGGAAAATTCACAAGTAATCTTATTTATTTTTTTGATAATATGGTTTTAATTTAATCCCCCGGTTTATAGCAGTTTGAAACAAGAATGGATATTGAGCCAATAAATAGAAACTTTTATACGTATCAAACATAAACATCTTTTCCATTTCTACCTGAATACGTTCGGATGATACTCCTTCAAATTGTTCCGGCTTTATATTTTTTAAGCAATGGTTTAACTTCGATTCAATAGTAAACCCCAACAGAATTGAAAATCGGATACACCGCCAACATCTTAAATAATCTTCGTGTAGTCTATCTTCCGCATTTCCGACTGACTCAATGACTTTCCGACGAATGGCGTCTTGACCATTAAATGGGTCAATTAATGTAGTCGTACCGACTTCCCGGGCAATGGCGTTCATGGAAAAATCACGTCTGGCAAGGTCTTCTTCTATTGTGGCGGCGGGTGATACATTTTCGGGGTGCCTTCCATCTGCATAAAACGATTCTTTCCGGGCAAGTGTAAAATCCACGGCACCAAGGATTGGGTGATTAGCACGAATGGCAACAAATTGTGGTCGTTCTTGGTAAAACACACATCCCATACTCAACAACTGTTGTCGCATTGCTTGAAAATCGGGGGCGAGAACAGTAAAATCCCGGTCATGGGGAGGCGTCCCCAACAATTCATTGCGAATCGACCCTCCCACCTCAAATATACGAATATGGTTCATAGTTTCTATCGTTGCGGAAACCCCGATCCCTTTAGGGTCGGGAAGGAGCCACGACACAAATATATCATACAATAGAAAAAAGTCAATCGTTTTGTTTTTCTGTATGATAGTTATATGCATGATTACATACAATACGCAACTTCTTGGAGACACCGAGGAATTAAAGAAACTCCTTGAGATGGAGCAGTTTGTGTATAATATTGCATCCAAAGAACAGTTTCCTGAACGGACGACCTCCCTTGTAATCATCCATTCCAAAGTCTATAAGAACGTTCGCAAGTCAAATCCAGAAATCCCGGCCCAAGTTGTCATCAAGGCAGAGCAGGAAGTGTTGGCTGGCTATAGGTCAATTAAATCCAATAAACACAAGATTAATAAACCTATTGTCAAGACCAATCTTTCCATGCGACTTGATAAGAGACTTTATTCTCTACCGGATAAGTTTTCTATTCGTATTACAACCACCGGAAAAAGACAGACCTATAAGTTCGTTGTCTATTCCCGTCTCAAAGAATTACTAGAAAAATATCCATATCAAGACCCCCTTATCTATGAGGATAAGGGCAGCGTATATATTTGCTTGACGTTCGAGAATAAGCGACCACAACTCAAACAGCGATTAGCATTGGGGGTTGATGTTGGTATTCGTCGTTCAGCCGCCACCAGCGATGGACGATTGATTATCGATAAGAAATTTAATGGTCGGAAGAGAAAATTAAGGTATTTAAAAGATGAACTCAAATCCAAGGGAACCAAGAATGCCCGGCATAAACTCAGAGGATTAAAACATAAAGAGTACAATCAGAATAAGAATCAAACACATTTAATTGCCAATGAGGTGCTCAAGACCGAAGCAGACACAATTTGTTTGGAGAATCTCAAGTCCATAAAACGAAAGAAGAATCCATACCAAAATAAACATAGTATATCACAAGTTCCATTATACGAACTTCGCAGAGTAATAACCTATAAGGCAGAGAACATGGGTAAGACCGTGACTCTTGTTTGCCCTTCTTACACCAGTCAGCGTGATAATGTATCAGGCAAGATTGAAGGTGAAAGACGAGGTTGTAGATTTTACTCGAAGAATGGAATGATATACGATGCGGATATCAATGCAGCGATTAACATTGCTAAAATATCCAAACTTCCCGTATCACAGACAACACGTCTGACTTATGGGCAGGTCTCAGTCAATAGACCAAACGAATATAAATCCTTGGCAAGTGTCGGGGTCTTTCAAGCCGCTACGGCTTTAGCCTAGCGGTGGTTGACTATTGTTAATATTATATCACATCGCTATCATTTGTCAACCATATTTATATTCATTATGATAAAACTCCAGTCCTTAATTGAATCGTTTGATGAGTCGGATGCCTATTATTATCACATCACGCTGGCTCCATATGTATCTCAGATAAAGCATAATGGGTTGCTGGTTGGGAGTAAATCCACCGTGTCAAACTATATACAGCATAGTCGTGGGAAAATATTTTTTTGTGATAGCGGAATGGTTGATAAATGGACGTGGATTATTGGGTCTCATGCTTTTCATGAGCACGATGATGAGCGGTTTCATGATGTGGCTATTTTCCGCGTCTTAAAAAACAAGTTGCAGAATGTTAACCCAGATGATCTCGGGACGCGAGATTCGGGAGGTCCTGCGTACTATGTAACCTATGATATTCCGCCTGAAATATTGGAATTTGTAAAAGTGGTAGAATCACCATATTAACCATGATAAAACTCAAGCCACTCATTTCCGAATTGACACAGGACCAAAAGGACCGAAAGAAAGACTATTTATTTCAGCAGGCTAAACTTACGGCATCCAATACGTTTCCTACTTGGTCGGAAGTATGGAAAATGTTTAAGAATGAGGGAGACAATCTTTCCCGGGCAATTGAGTGTTTAAGTGTGGCGGGGGAGACTGATGAAAAAATCCAGCTTGAGATGATTGAAGATGAGCAGCGTGAAAAATACTTTGATCTCGTAGAGGAGTATAAGCGACTTGATGGAGCTACTTGTTGGCGGGATATAACCATTCCGGCAAATATTAATCCTGTAAGTATTCCACAATTAGGAATATATTGGGCGATTGAACGCGATGCTGCCGAGGCACATTGGGGGAAATTTGGGCATCATCAGACGACGGTAACATATGAAGGCATTATTGATTTTCATAATGTGGATTGGTATGGGACAATGTTTGCCCGTATGAATTATGACTTGGGTGATATGGAAAAGGAGATACGATTCCTTAAGAATGCTCGAATTTTTATATCGCAATGTCAAGCTCATAGTAGAACGACTTACTATATTATTAATGATTGGAGACGGACATGATCAGACTGCTCGAAATAATTGATTCGGAATCCTCCATCACTATTGACGATGTTATGTCTATCATAGATCGTAAATTGGCATCGGAGGATGTTTTGCGATTATTGCGAATTCTCGAGGAATACTACTATTCTGATAAGAAAGAAGAGCAGGACTGGGCTAAAGATTACATCAACATCTTAAATAAGTTGATGGTGTATATGATTGAGATCGGAAAAAAATTACAAGTTCCCTATTTGAATATCAAATACATTAAAACGTATTTGCTTGGGCAGACGGAATTTAAGATGAAAATGGAAGATTTTTTTCCGGTTCCGTTGTATATTGCGGCAACTAAAAATGCAGATGGGGATTGGGCCGATATTGGAATAATGGTTGACCAAACAGGAAACGTGTTGGAAATTCATGAGGGTAATGATGAATCCTCGGCAGAAACAATTGCATTGGCCAATAAACTCGTTAATCCAACGGGCAAGCCAGTTAGAATATATGCTGCTCATGACACGAAGATAGTTCAGGATATAGATATCAACGAATATCTTCCGGCAAATTTATATGTCTCACCATATCTACCACACGCTCAATCTTATCTTGATTTGAAGGGTGAACGGAGTTTATTCACCGGAATCATAAACATAAATAATGTGAGCCGAGAAAGCGATTTGGATTGGCGTACAATTGGAAAAACACGAATAAATAAATTCAAATGGCTATAAAACTTAAATCATTATTATTAGAACGGCACCAAGAGGATTTGTACCATGCTACATTTGAGAGAGAGTTATTGGACATTCTGAGTGATAATTCAATCAAATTGGCATTTGTTGGTGGGACACTTGCGGACCAGCAAATGAATAAAGGATACCCATTTTTCCTTTCCACGATGCGTTCTAAGTATGGCAACTACGCCCGTGGCAATTACGAAAATACAGCCATACAAGCGACTGTTATAATTCATTTGGATGGTCGAGCGTTGACCGCTGCGGGGTATAAAATCTTTTGGGTTGATTACTGGGGCAATGGTCCAAAGTCATCTGAAGAAGAGGAGCGTATTGCATCGAATAAAGATGAAATTAAACCACTCAAAAACTTCATCAAGGATATTCACGTTTATCTGAAACCGGAAATGACTAATCCGCATTTATTGGAGAGATTGCATCAAATCGACGATTTAACTCAAAATTTTCCATTTCCTATTTATTTCTATCCTCCGTCTGAGGCTCAGGAATTTAAAGCACAACGAACGGAGAAGGCGGTTAGACACATCCAAAATATTGTGCAGCAACCAAAATTTACTGCGGCGGATCAGGAACATAAAGAATGGCTCAAAACTCATAATGATGCCACCTACAACGGACGGCATTCCAAAATTCTTAGGACATTCTTGGATATTTATTATGATAAGAAAGTGGATAACCTCGACTTATCCGGGAGCAACGTGATGCAGTGGTTGATGTATTATCCACATGATGCACAATCACAAATTGCGTGTGAGATACATAACCTGAAGAGTTCACATCCTCCTATTTTTAGAGAATTTGTAGAAATCATGAAAGATAAGGGTTTTAAG